AGATCATCAATGAACAAAGACGGAAGACCTAATGGCTGCATCAGTAGGAGTTGACTACGCAGGACTCAAAGATGCGCTTCGTGAGATCCAGAAGGTTGATCCTGCTCTCCGTCGGCAGATCACCAAAGACATTAAAGCAGCTATGGATCCTCTGGTTTCTGCGATCAAGGACTCAATTCCGTCGTCGCCACCGTTGACAGGACAGAAGCACAACGGACGCACAGCATGGAAAAATGAGTCAAAGAATGTCGTTGTCAAAGTGGACACGCGCAAGGCTCGCAAACGCAACCTCAGCGCAGGAGCACAGTACGAGTCCATCGGAACAGTGAAGATCACCGCTAAAGGTGCAGCCCTTTCCATGACCGACATGGCAGGACGAGGCCCAAACCAGACACGCAACAAGAACCCTTTGCGCGCTCGACCCAATTTCGCTAACGATCTGACCAGCAAACTCCGCAGCCCTTCACGCTTCGTTTGGGCGCGCTCTGACGACTATCTGGACGAGATCACTCGGCGAGTTGACATGATCGTTCAAGAAGTCATGGGACAAACTAACAAGAGGATCGTGAAGCGCTAATGGCTATCAACCTCCCCATTATCTCAGAGTGGAACCCTGCCGGCATTGACAAAGCGATCGCCGACTTTAAGCGTCTAGAAACTAAAGGCGAGAAGGCTTCGTTTGCGATCAAGAAGGCTGCAGTCCCTGCAGGGCTCGCTATTGCAGCGATCGGCGCTGTCGCATTTGACGCAGTCAAAGCGTTCGCCGAAGATGACGCTGCAGCCCAAAAACTTGGCACGACTCTCAAGAATGTCACCGGAGCATCAGACGCTCAAGTCTCATCAGTTGAAGACTTCATCTCAAAGACTTCAGTCGCTGCAGCTGTCGCCGACGACGAACTACGCCCAGCCCTCGACTCACTCATTCGAGGTACTGGAGATGTCACCAAGGCTCAAGACCTTCTCGGTCTCGCTCTTGATGTCTCTGCCGGTACTGGTAAGGATCTCGGCGCTGTCTCCGATGCACTCTCAAAAGCATTTAACGGCAACCTCGGCCCACTGAAGAAACTAGACCCAGCACTCGCCGATCTGGTCAAGAGTGGCGCATCAGCCGATGAAGTCTTTGCAGCAATGAGCGAGACTTTTTCTGGTCAAGCGGACACTGCAGCGAACACGACTCAGGGCAAGATGAAGAACCTTGGGATCCAGATGGGCGAACTGAAGGAGTCCATCGGTCAAGCGGTCGTCCCTCTCGCTGAGAAACTTCTTCCGAAGCTCTTGGAGTTCGCTTCATGGGCTCAAAAAAACAAGGGCATCATCGTCGCTGTCGGTGCAGTGATCGGCGGACTCGCTGTCGCAATCATTGCAGTCAATACAGCCATGAAAGTTTGGACAGCAGTCACAAAAGCATTTGCAGCAGTTCAAAAAGTTTTCAATGCTGTCATGGGAATGAACCCGATCTTCCTCATTGCGATCGCTATCGCTGCCATCGTTGCAATCCTTATCGTCCTCCAGCAGAAGTTTGACATTTTCGGGATAGCAGTTGAGGCAATCGGGACAGCATTCGAGGCAGTCTGGGACGCGATCAAGTTCGTCTTTGACTGGGCAGTAGATCACTGGCCCCTGTTGCTCGCAGTGATTACAGGGCCATTCGGTCTTGCAGTTCTCGCAGTCGTCACATTCAAAGATCAGATCATCGGCTTCCTCGGCAACCTCATCGGATGGATCGGTACAGCATTCAGAGCAGTCCTAGACCTGATCATGTGGCCTTACAAGAAAGCATTTGAAGGCATCCTGCTATGGAAAGACGCAGTGATCGCAGTCTTCAACGGACTTAAAGACATAGCCGGTTCAATCTTTGACAAGGTAGGCGGAGCGTTCAAAGGCGTAATCAACGCAGTGATCTCAGGTCTAGAAGGCGGACTCAACTTTGCTATCAAAGGCTTGAACATCATCCTTGACGGGATTGACAAAGCAGCCGGGCCTTGGGTCAACTTCGGCGAGATCCCGAATGTGAAACTGCCTCGACTAGCCGAAGGAGGAATCGTAACCTCGCCTCAGATCGCCATGATCGGCGAAGGCGGCGAACCCGAAGCGATCATCCCTCTCTCCAAACTTGCAAGCATGGGATTCGGTGGCGGAGGCCCGACTATCAACATCACAGTCACTTCGGCAGATCCGAACGCTGTCGTCGCAGCTCTGCAACGATATGTCCGAATGAGTGGCCCAGTGCCAGTGACCACAAGGCCTCTCTGATGAATCAGAACCTCTGGAAGGTCACAGTGGACGGATACAGCCTTGACGGCTTTGTCTATTCGCTGTCATTTTTTAATGGGAAGAAGAGATGGCTGGAGAACTATTCGCCTCAAAGTCTGTCGCTGACTATTGACAACTCGACAGGTCTTGCATCCGCTTTCTTGCCCGGATCAGTGATCAAAGTGTTCAGGGACGGAGTAGGCACGAACAACAACGCTCGGAGCTTCTTTTACACTCAAAGCGTTTCATACGATGACGGCTTCCAGTACGCCTCAGGTGGAGCGACAGCAACAATCACAGCGATAGATCTGTTCGGAGTGTTGTCGCGTGAGCAACTCGTAGAAGAGGATCTGGGCGACCTCAACACGCTTGAGCAACTGTCCCCATACACAGCACTCATCAGCTTCACAAACGACGGAAACAGTGCTGCCTACCCCACCGTCAATTACACTGGCACGATCGGCGCTCGACTCGCCCAAAATATGCAGACCGAACACGGCCTCATGATCAATTATGGCGACACGATCAAACTATTGGCGAGGTCTCAGGTCGGCGAGAATGTCTCAACATTGTCATTCGGTGGCACTGCATCGGCGACAGTGCTCCCGATGAACGCAGTGTTCAGGTCTGCCCTCGGAGATTCGTTCAACAATGTTGTCACAGTTGACGCTCCCGTAGGCTCTTCTACAGCGACAAACGCTGCAGGAGTTGCTCTCTGGGGAACATGGGCAACAACAACAACACAAGTAGACGGAAGCAGTAGCCAAGTCCAAGGATGCGCCGAATATCTAGCCGCTCTTATGGGCGACGCGTTAAGCGTGAATCAGGTCTACTTTGAGATCCATGTATGGGACTACGCAGTCAACCCCTTCACTCTTACATTGTTCAATCAGTACAACGACTTCATCAGTCAGAACATAGATGTCGTCTACCGCTTACCCGGCAACCCCTCAGACACAACCTTTGAATGCGTCATCGAGGGACTACAGATCAACTCAGATCCTGAGAAGACCGAGTATGTGTTCTACCTCACCCCAGCCGATCTCTATCGTTCATTTATTCTTGACGATGCGATCTTCGGTACTCTTGACAACAACAGACTCAGCTACGGCGTAGCAGGGTTCGCATAAAGGAGAAAGATCATCGCTAATCAATGGGACGCAGGCCTGACCGCAGGCCAAATTCTGACCGCAGATACGCTTAATACAATAGGCGCAGCTGGAATCTCTTATACTCCAGCACTCACTGCAGTCACTGTTAATCCAACTTTAGGCACAGGAAGTTTTCAAGACGGAAGATATCAATACATTCAAAACCGGGCGTTTGTTGAAGGTGCAATCTTTTTCGGTTCGTCAGGTGCGGCTGCAGGAACAGGCGCTTATCGAATCAGTGTCCCATCAGCCGTTTCAATCAAAAGTAACAATTCACCTATTGGATTCGGCTTATTTTATGACGCTTCGGCAGGTTACACTTTCTACCCAATGCAAGCGTTATACATTTCGGCAACAACTTTTAGTCTTGTAGTTGCGTCACCTGCTTACACTGCTGCAAGCGTGCTTTCGTCCACTGTTCCAGTAGTGCCAGCAAACTCTGACCAAATCCGATTCACACTTTGCTACGAGGTGGCATAATGAACCTTTCCCACGAACTTGACCCCGACGAAGTACCTGCCGAATGGTGGGCCGAAAGAATGCGCCTACACCGTGACCGACTACTCAAAGAATCGGACTGGACACAACTACCAGACGCACCCTGCGACGCTCAAGCATGGGCGACCTACCGCCAAGCCCTACGAGACTTCCCAGCCACATGGACACCAGGCCCCGAAGCCGACTTCCCGGATACACCATGAAAACTCTCGCCGTGATCGCAGCTCTCGCCGTCGTCTTGATGTTCGTTGTCACAGGATGCAGTGACCGCACTCGAGACACCTGCGAAACCAAACCCACAGCCCCAAGGTGCGAACAATGAAGAAGTACACCAACTCAGAGATCAAGGCCAGACTTATTCTCATCGTCGGCATCACACTCTCGGCGACATTCGTCCTCAGCACAGGGTCACTAATCTACGGACTGCTTTTTGTCATCCAGCCGATTGACAAAGTTTCGCCCAATGACGAATCTGCATGGGCTCTCCTATCCCCGATGATGCTCTTCCTCACCGGAGCACTTTCAGGAATCCTCGCCAGTAACGGCCTCAAAGACAAGGGAGACAAAGATGAGTCCTAGACCGTACACAGGTAACAAAGACGGAAACCATCCCACACCACGCGCCGGCACAAAACGATTCGTCGAATACTGCGAGTACCTCTTCGGCGTAAAGAACATTGGCATCTATGCGAACCGACCGATGCGCTCAGGCTCATCGCTGTCCGTTCATGCCACATGGCGCGCTACAGACCTCAAAGGGACTAAGCCTCAACGGAAGGCCCTCGTGGAGTTTCTCTATGAGCACCGTGACGATCTGAACATTGAAGAGATCCACGCCTACGATGGCACTGGATGCCCTCTGACAGGACTTGAAAAGTGGGGAGCAGGCTACCGATGCGATCGTGACGCTTGGAAAGCTTGGACTGCCACACGCAACGGCGGAACACCCGGAGCTGACTGGACTCATGTTGAGATTTCGCCACTGATGGCAGATAATCCGAAACTGGTAGAGGAAGCGTTCGCTCGAATCTTCGCCGAATGACTTGACATCGCGTCGCTCATTCGGTCAACTGTTCGAGCCAAGAGAGCACAGCATCAGCTGAGCCCCGACACTGGAGGCACATAATGCACCCGTTCAAGTTCCTCGCCTTTGTGGCGTTCGCATATTTCAGTCTGGTCGTGGTCTTCGGATCATCGTCAGAGTCACCGCCAGAGACCACGATCAGAGTTCCTCAGACTGTCCAGATCGTTCCGCTGACCGATGAGCAGATCGCAGACCAAGAAGCCCTTATTGCTCAGATGATTGCAGAGGAGAACGCGACGATCTACGATGAGCCCGTAGAGACCTCTACAACGCTCGTACAGCTCGCCCAGATAGATCCCGACACCAAGTGTCAGGAATGGCTACCGCTCGCCGTAGAGATGGGCTGGCCCAATCGGACAGAAGTTTTGCAGACCCTCGGTCGCGTCATGTGGAAGGAATCGCGCTGTCAAGCAATTTCGGCAGACTCGGAATGGTTCAATGGTCACGATTACGGCCTTACTCAGATCAACCAGATCCACGAGGAATGGCTCTCGGAGATGGGCTGGACGCTTGAAGACATGGCGATCCCATCGTCAAACCTGCGCTTCGCCTTTTTACTGTGGAACAGTCGAGAAGAAGCTGGGAAGTGTGGATGGCAACCTTGGAGCATCTCATGCTGAACAGTCTCAAATGGCAAGAAGAAGCAGCTTGTCGTGATCTGCCCGTTGACTGGTTCTTCCCTGAAGTTGGTGCTGAAGCATGGCAACACCTTCGGAGAGCTGTCGCTGTTTGTGAGAGTTGTCCAGTGATAGATGACTGTCTCAAGTATGCGCTCTCATTCGGCTATCGAGCTCTTCCGGGCATTTGGGGAGGCACATCTGAGAACCAGCGTCACGGGATGCTCATCTCTGACACACCTGTTTGATATGGTCGGATTATCCCACTAGGAAGGATTATCCAATGAACGACCCCGACGGAATGGTTCAGACGATCAGAGAGCAGGAGAAGCACATCGCTGATCTTGAGCTTCGTCTAAAGATCAGAGATACACGCATCCGCTTCTGGCAAGGAATCGCAAGCGATCTCTACGATGAGCTCGTCAGTTTCTACAAGCCTGCAAACGATCCGTTCGGATCTATGACATCCACGATCAACCGATTCGAGGAGGCTGAGCGTTATGGATCTGAGTAACTATGTTGATGTCCCGACACGCTTCGCAGCTCTACTAGAGAAGTGGCCCGAGCTTCGCATCAAAGAGCATCGCCCAGAGATCGTCACGATCGGCGACAAGACCTTCATCAGTGTCACGATGCAAGCATGGCGTACACCTGACGATCCGCTCCCATGTCAAGCGACCTGCTTTGAGCCCTATCCGGGCAAGACCTCCTTCACTCGAGACAGCGAACAGATGAACGCGTCAACCTCATGCCTCGGACGCTTGGCAGGGCTCATGATGTCATTCCCGAAGATGGCCTCGCTGGAGGAAGTGATCAACCGCCAGAAGGAAGAGCAAACTGCGAAGCCTGCTAAGCCTTGGGAAGCATCCGAAGGACAGCGACGACTACTCCGAGCTCTCGGTTATGCCGGCGAGGTTCCGTCTGGTCGTCTCGCTTTTGAGTCACTGGTTACTGATCTGAAAGCGAAGAAGATGACCGAGGGAGAAGCGTTCTGATGATTCGAGTGCAAGTCACCGATCGCCTCATCTTTGAGGCTAATGAACTGCTAGAAGACATGAGTGGCGCAACTTTTAAGAAACGCGCTGACTACAAAGAAGAACACTCCCTCATCGGTGCGATCGGTGAGATCGCTGTCATTGACTACTGCTGGACTAACGACCTGCTGGCCTACAAACACCAAGGGTTAAAGAGCGATGTGCAGCTTCATTCTGGTCACACGATAGAAGTCAAAGTTCAAAAGGTAACCACTCCGCCAGAGATGCACTACTGCGTGAATTTTGGTGTTCGTA